ACTTACTTCCACTTCTTTAACGTCTTCGCTTTGCAGATAGAAATTTATCTCGGTCGCCAAATCGTTATCTATATATTTCCCGCGCTCAAACAGAATTTCGTTGCGCTCAATAGTTACAACCTCTCCCGTATCATCGTCCACAAAGTCCTCGTTCCATGTGCGCAAAACATTTGTCGCTAAGTATTTTCCTATTATCCGGCGTATGTCCGAAGTTTTGAAGCGTACTTCGTCTTTCCGGGTCTGTATTTTTTCGTTCTGTTTCATATCCTATCCGCGTTAAAGTCTTTTGAGGGTTTGAAAACAACAACCTTACGGGCTGGAACTAATAGGGTTTCGCCCGTATTTATGTTCCGGGCTGGTTTCGCCTTGCGTTGCTTCGTTTGGAAAGTACCGAATCCGCGAATAGTTACCGTATCGCCGCCCGTCACTTCGTCCCGAATAACATCAAATGTACGTTCTAATACTTCCTTTACTTGATAGCTGTTTAATCCGGTCTGTTCCGCTACCGAGTTCACTAATTCCTGCTTTGTCATAGCTTCTCAATTAAAATTTGTTCGTATAAGTCTGTAAATTGGTTGCCCGCGTACCGTGCCAAACGTGAAGCGTAGAAGCAAAGCCGAGAGCCGACATACGCATTCGTATACGTAGCCGTGTTAATCGTATGCGCGAACGAAAGCCCGGCAGAACCTTTGCCTTTCGCGTTTTCTTGTATATAGAAGTAAGGGTAGTATTTGTATTGGTCGGTATTGTTCCAATCCGGTTTCCAGCCTTCGTTAAGTGCTGCGGCAATAGTTTCCAATTTGCGGCGTGCTATTTCGTCCGATCTGAAGCCTTGCGCCTTCGCGTTTTGTTCGTTTATCGGTTCTACGCCTAATACCTTACATGCGTCTTCGTAGGTCTTTACCCGGTCGGTTATTTCCTCGTAGTCTTCTTCCTTGTAGAAGTAATCGAAAATACTACCGTTCCCTTCGTCTTCGGTAAGTTTCTTTACGGTGTCTTGCGCTTCTTCTACGTTGTCGTATCTGCCTTGTAAATTCTCGTTCCCGTTCTCTTTTCTGTATAAACAAATCTTTTTCATGTCACTAAAATTTAAATATTAAAATAATGTTCCCTGCTTGGGCTTGTGCGCGTCTTCGTAAAGTATGCGCCTTTGCCTTGCGATACTCAACCGTACTGCTTTTATAGCTTCTTCACGTCCTTTCAGGCTTTCTTCGTATTCCAAAAGTTCGCTTTCGGTCGTAGCTAAGAAATAGCCTTCGGAAGTTGCTATAAGTCCCGGTAGAAGGTCGTTTGTACGAATGTGGTTTATTATCTTCCTTAGCCGTGCCGCGTCTATCTTGTAGCTGTCACGTAACCGGGAAATAATATACTTATTCGTTACCGCGTTGGCTTTGCCTATCTTGGTTTTCAAGCCTTCAAGAATAATCGGAAGTATTACTTTCCTTTCGTATTCTGTCAGCGGTTGCGTTTCTTCTGAAAACCCTTTAATCATAGTGCTTGCAATTAAAAAGGTGTTTTGTTGAAACTAATCCGTAGTCCGGGTTTTGCGACGTGTACCGTTTTTCCGGTGGCTTTTGCTATTCCGTCCCGGAAGGCTACCGCGTCGCCGTTCCCTTCGCTTATATGTATCAATACTATGTTATTAACCCGTGTTAGGTCGTTAGCCTTCAACGCGTCCAAACAAGTATAGTAGCTTAAATGGCTTCTCCGTACTCGTTCTTTCAATACTTCCGGTATATAACCTTCTGTTACATTGCGTTCCAATATATCCGGGTCGTAGTTGCATTCAATTAATATGTTGTTCAACCCGGCAAATGTACAAGGCAAATAGAAAGTATCGGTAGCGAACAATACGCCGCCCGTTTCTTCATGCCAGACGTAGAAGCCCAACGGTTCGCGGCTGTCGTGCTTCGTGGGAAAGGGAATGATAGTAAAACCGCCCAGCCGTAAATGCTGGTAACTTCCGTTTTCCATCCTTATGTGGGTCGGTCGCCAGCAAGAATTAATCTTAGCGGCTTCTATCGTGCCTTTGGAAGCGTAAACCGGAACAACGTAGTTTAAAACCTCATTAATACGCCCGGCATGGTCGCCATGTTCATGGGTAATGAGGCAGCCTACTATTTTCTTTACGTTGTTGCCCAACGCTGCTAATACCTTCTTGAATGGTATTCCAGCTTCAAGTAGAAGGGCTTCGCCCGCGTTTTGCAAAACGTAGGCGTTACCCTCTGAACTTGAACCTAATACGGTTAATTCCATATTTAGAACAATGGTTTAGCGTTATTACTTCCGCGACCTTCCCGTGCTTGCGGCGGGTTAGCTGGCTCGCTTTGCGCCGTTTGTCCCTGCTGGGCTTGTATGGGTTGCCCGTCGATAACTCCAATAGTAGGCGCGGCATTCGCTTCTTCTTTTATTTCTTCGGCTACCGCATCCACTATCGGTACGCTGCTTTGTTCGTCTGCATCGCCGAAGTCGCACCCCGTAATGTACTCGTATAGGGCTTTCTTAGCCTTTCTTTCGGCTTTTCCGCGCAGTTGGTCGTGGCTGCTGTAATCATCCTTCTTTACGGTTGCAATAATGCTAAAGCCGTTTTTTTCTCCGTTATACTCATAGTTTATTTTGCAAGGTATTTCGGCGAAGTTCTGCGTTTGCCCCTTGTCGTATGAGGTATCAATGAAGTATTTTACGCCCAGCTTGCGAAGAAGCGAAGTATAACCTTCCTTAGTGGGGTACATCCTTTCGGCTATTATATTGAACTGGTTTCCGGTCGGAAGCAAGCCGATAGTAACCGCGTCTATGATGCAATCGCGTACTATGTCGCGGGTGTAAAGCGGAAGCGGGGCGCGCCCGCCGCTTCTTGCACGCCCGTTTCGGTCTGTAAGAAATCCTATTTTCGTGTTCATCAAAGGCATGAAAACCTTATCCATTACTTCGTCGGTCATGGCTTCGCGAAGAAGTGCTATTACGTTTACGGCTGTAAATGCCGCACCGAAGTTGCTTACGATCTGCAAAGCCGAAGCGTCCTTGCAGGCTAATTCAAACTTTTCTTTTGCTGCCAATATGGTAGCGGGTAAAGTGTTGGTATTCATACTATCGTTAGTTAATTGTTGTTCATTATGTCCTTTAAAAAGCTCTCTATTCCACCGCCTTTAATCATCTTTTCAAAAGCTATTTCGCGGGTTGCCCGTTCTACTATCGGCGCGGACTGCTTTCCGGTAAGAAGTTCTTTCAAGCCCTTTATTATGGCTCCATAATTTCCGCAAAAACCTACCATTACTCCGGTACTGTCTTCGCCGTTTTTATCTTTCGTATCTGTGTCGCAACCTACTACGATAAGACCGCGTGAACTGCTTCCGTTACATAATGGTACTAAATGCTTTTGCATTACTTCTGTGGTGGTCTTCAAAAAGTCGCTTTGGGGTTCTTCTTGGCTGCTTTCCGCTTGTTGCGTTTCTCCGTTTCCCGAAGCAAAGCAATAATAGTCACGATACAAGTCCGCAAAGTGTTCGGCTGCGTATTTCGCGAGCGCGGACGTGGGAAAGCAAAGCGGAGAGCCGATATTCGCATTCGTAATCGAAGCCGCGTTAGACGAATACGCGCACGAAAGCCCGGCATTTACATAACGGAATAGCGGGTAATACTTCCATTCGTTTTGGTCGTCCCAATTCGGCTTCCAACCGTTATTAAGTGCGCGGGTTATTACTGTCAGCTTGTGGTAGGCTAACATGCTTCTTTGGTCTTCCTTCGGGAAAATGTTAAATACTTCTTCGTTAATCGGTTGAATGTTCAAAACTCTACAAGCGTCCTCGTAAGACGCGATTTTCTTTTCTGTATTCATAAAGTTGTTATTTAAAAAAGTTAATAATAATGTTATTCTACTTTGAAGTCTTCGGTAGTTACTACCAACTTTACAAGCTGGCTAACAACCGGGATAAACTCGTTAATACTTTCTGCGTTATCCACGAAAATAGGCGCGCTAACGTTGTGGAACGTGCAAAGGGTGTTTATTATATCAAGCCCGGCATTAACTTTCCCGGCTTGGTTCTTATCCGCGTATTTTACCCCGTCAATAAGGCAAATGCAATCCGGTTCTTTTTCGCCGTTTACGAGCGTTTTGTACATCTTGAACTGAACCCGGCTAAACAATCCGTTTACGCGGCGTTCCACTTCCGTCATACGGGCTTTTATCAAGTCGGCTATTACTATTTCGCAGCCTTGTATTTCGGCGCGTTCCTGCGCCAATTTTGCGGCTTCCCCGTTTAGTTCGGCTATGCGCTTTTCGTTGGCTTCTATAATGGTGCGAAGGTTTAGCTTACGCTTTACTTCATCAAGCCGGGCGGTAAGGTTGGCTTTCCGTTGGCGTATCTCTGTTCTGCTTGCCGCGTCTTCCGCGTTGAAGGCTGGAAGCTGTTCGGAAAGTTCCTTTATTTCTTTTTCAAGCGCAACCCATTCCGGGAGGTCTTCTCCGTTAATATCCGGTTCGGTATTTACGCGGGGATTGTCATTCAAAACCTTTTGCAACGCTTCGCGGTCTTCTTTCGCCTTTGCTACGGCGGTAGTGTGGCTGGTTTCCAATTCGGCTAACGCTTTGTCTATCCGGTTGGCTTCTTCTTCCTGCGATGTTATCATTTCGTTTAACCGCTGACCGTCCGTGTTAATCTTGTTAAGGCGTTCTTCCCGGTCTGCATAGAATTTTTCGCGAGCGGCTTCCCGGTCGGTGTTATATTTTGCTAATGCTACCGGGTCGGCGCAAGCGTGCTTAAACAACGGGCAAACAAGACTTTCCGTAGCGGTAAATTCTTCGGCGTTTACTTTGTACCATCTTTCGCGTAGTTCGTTCTGCATTTGTTTGTAGCCTTCTATTGTGCTTTGCGTCCGTTTCTTCTCGTTCGTCAAACGGTCGTATTCACTACGGTAGCGGCTGGCTTCGCTGCGTTCGTCGTTTATAACCTGCTGTAACTTACGGTCGGCATTATTGTAAGTTTCGTTCTTCTTGAACGCTTCGTTCCTTGCCGTTTCCTTTGCCTTAAATACTAATGCGTGCTGGCTGCTACGTTTGTCATTTATGGCGGTTTGTACCTTAGCGGCAGCTTCATAGGCGATACGGTTGGCTTCTGCTGCTGATGCGGCGGCTTCGTCTATGTCGTTCAATTCTTTTGTAAGTTGCTCCTTTTTGGTGTTAAGGGCGGCATAGTCCGGTGTAAGCGGGGTAGCACGCGTTATTTCGTCAATACGCGTAGGTATCTTTTCCAATTCCTTCGTTATCTTCTCCTTTTGCGCTGAAATCTCGCGCTTATAGTCTTCTACCGTTTTCCCGCTAAGCCGTTCTATCAATGCGGCAAAGGCGGTATCGCCCTTCGCTATGTCTTCGTAGCTTACGCCCCCGGCTATCTGCAAAAGCATTTCGCGTTGTGCCGTCCAATGAAGGGAAAGGAAATAGTAGGGGTTGGTAATCATCTTGAAAACAGCTTCGGGTATAATTTCGTTTATACGTTCGTCGTATTCGCCTTTTGTTTTTAATGGTACTCCATTATAGAAGTAGTCGGTATGATGTCCCTTTAACTTCCTTTCCGTCTTTCCCTTCTCTGTTTTCCATTCTTCAACCAATACGCGACGGAGTTCTACGGTTTCAACACTTCCCGTTTCGGTATCTATTATTTCCAACGTTCCGGCTACCTCGTGTTCAAGGTCGGGAATAAAGTTACCTTCTGCGTCGTTGGTCTTAATTCCGAACTTACTATCTACGTTACCTTCACTGTCTTTGCCCCAAAGAAGCCATGTAAAAGCGTCCATTATGGTAGTCTTTCCCGTGCCGTTCCGTCCGCTTATGGTTGTAACTGTGTCGTTAAAGTCTATAACGACGTTGCGCAAGCCTTTGAAATTTACAAGGCTTAGACGTTTGATGATTGCTTTTTTGCTCATATTACTGATATTTTTGAAGTGAATAAAATCCCGCGTCAAGACTTACGGTTATTTTCTCTAATTTCTTCTTTTGGGCTGCATAGGAGCGTGCTATGCTGTTCAGGTAGCCCGTAAGGTTTACTATGTAGGTGCGCTTCTCTATGATGCAGTTTAGGGCTACGTCTAAGACGGCTTCCCAAACTTCCCGTACGCGTTCCGGCTGTACCGCTATTCTGTGCCGGATGATATATTCCGTTACTTTTGCCTTGCGGCTTTCAATCTCGGTTATTACCATTGAAAAATCACCTGTCCGGTATGCCTGCAATACAATCGCGCAAAATTGGATGGCGTTCAAATATTCTTCTTGTATATTGGAAACGCTTGTTCTCTTTCTCAAACGCTCCCTAATCCGTTCTTGAAATGTGTTACGATCTATTAGTTCTATCTGCCCGCTGGTTGTTTCAACTATACAGTATTTTCGGCTAATTTCGCGCGGGTCTATGTTCTTTTCCGCCGAATAAAGGAAACGTTTAAGGCTTCCGGTGTATTTTTCCCCGTTATCCGCCTTTAATATCAATGCGTTATTGCATGGTTTCAATATACGCGGTTCTACTCCCCGGCAGCAACTTCGTATCTGCCTGCTCTCCCTATTTATTTCATATTTAGAAAAGCCGGGAATGTTAATCCAAATGTTTTTAATCATATAGCTGTGTTTTAAAAGTTATTTCTTTTTGTTGCCTGCTGCCAGCTTTAACGCTAAATCAGCGTCAATAATCAGTAGCGCGCCTACTTGCGTTATCGCTGCATCAATCCGCCCGGAAGCCTTCAACCGTGCTGCGGTTGTCTTGGAACACCCTAATAGAATTGCAAGCCCTTTCAAACCGTACACGTAACGTTTCGCCGTTTTAGGCTTTTCCGGCTTCTGTGCCGCAGCTTCTATACGTTCGTCTATCGCGTCCATAAGTTCGCCGAGCGTAAGGTCTATTATTCGTTTCTTTGTGTCCATAGTCTAACTGTTTTCGTCGTCTTTAATGTCCGGTATTGTCTTCGCCGCAACCTTTATTGAAAGGGCGAAATTCGCAACTACAAGGAATACTGCCCATATAGGCGCGGTTTCAGTGTCAATGCTTAGAAGTATAAAGGAAACGGCAACCCAAGCAAGGGTAAGCCAGTTATACCACTTTAGCGGTTTCGTAAATTCTATGCCGATGGCTTTAAAAATCTTAGTCATAACTGCAAACTTCAAAAGGGTTATAGTCGTTTTCGCCTTTGCGCCTTCCTGTCGTTTTGACAATCCGTGTGATCTGCGCGCGTCTTCCTACTCTGAAAAAATCGCCGTTCCCGGTAAGTTCCTTCGGGAGTATAAGCAGAAGAAGGGCTACCGCTACGAATGTGCGTTTTAACGGGTCAAGGCTTACCGGAACATTATGCTTTGTACAGAACCACCAAACGCAAAGTTCCGTAGCCTTTTGTATGCCTACTTTCGCGTAGATGTTCCGGGCTGTATTCTCTACGGTGCGGGTAGAAATAAACAGAATGTCCGCTACTTCTTTCTTGGAAGCTCCCCACGCCAGCAAGTGCGCTACTTCGGTTTCCCGCCTGCTTAGTTCCACGTTTAGTTTCATACGTCCCAAATGTTAGCTGTTATTCCGTATTTGTTGAATACGCCTTCTACGGCTTTCGCTTGCGTTACTTTAGGTTCTATCTTTCCGTCCCGGTATGCGTAGAAACTGTTCCGGTTATTTATTCCCAAAGCGGCTTTAATTTCCGTTACCGCTATTTTGTAATCGCCTACACGTAACTGGTTCAACCCGCTAAGGAAGCCCTTGCTTTTTTTCTTATTTTCTGTTGTTACTACCATAATTGTAAAATTTAAAATTCATAGTGCGCGGGGGAAGGTTCGCCCTTCGTACGCCCGTAGCGTCCCGCGCGCGGTCTGTTTCCGCAGTCATCGGTTTATAGCCTTTACAAAGGGGATTCCTTTTCCGCTGGCTTATATATAGTTCCTCTGATTTGTATTAAGGTAATACGTTAATCGGAAGAAGAAGCGTTACCTATCTGCTTGTAATAGCTGGTATCTTCCATGCTGTCCATGTAGTTAAGCATACGCAAAAGTCTTTGCAGGTCTTCCGGGCTTAATTCCCGTTCTTCTTCGCTATTGTCGTCGCCATGCTTTCCGAATATCCTATGCTTTTGTATGTACGCTTCCGTGAACTCCTTTTGCATCCGCTTCATATCCTTTGTAAGCTGTTTATAGTGCCAATCGTACAAAGCCTGCAATTCTACGTACTGCATTTTGGTTAATTCAACGGTAACGTATCTTCTGCGCTGGCGGTAACTCATCCGCTTTTCGTTTGTTACATTGAAATAACATTGGGTAAACAAGGTAAATCCGTACCCGTTTTCCTTTACGTTGAAAGTGTACGGTTGTTTTTCTTCCTGCGCTTCTACTATTTCTTCCAACGAAACACCGTATTTGGCTAACAGTTGGTCTAACAAACGCCTTGCGTTTATGGCTTCGCCTTTCTCGCCGCGTTCCGCAAGGGCTTGTAGTTTCAGAACCTTGCTTCTAATGCTTTCAAAATCTTTATCCATATAGCTGAATATTAAAAGTAATTGAGTGAACTATTTTACGTAGAAAGTAACGCGAAGCCCGCGACGAAGGCAGCACTTAACTTTGTCTAATCCGGCTTTCAAAGCGCGTGTTACAAACTTATCGGCTAAAGTTTCGCCAATCAAATTCAGAAGACCGCTAACGCCTACCAGCTTGTTAATACGGTTGCCTTCGTTGTCTATTCCGCTTACCTTAATGCGGAAGTTCTTGTTAATGAATTTACTTGTATGTATCATATAGCTTTTATAAATTTCTGTAAATTAGCGTGTTTTTGTCATTGCTAAGTGTCTGCTTTTTGCTTACCTTTGCAACTGAACAACTAACACAATGCAAATGTATAGTAAAAGCATACAATATGCAAACTAAAAGTGTTCATATTTTAGCTGAAAGCCGATTTTTAACTTTTAGAAACAGTTACATTTATGGAAACAAGTGTAAAAGAGAGACTTAAACAATTTATAGATACGCTAAACATTAGCGAAAGGGAATTTTGCAGGCGCATCGGTGTGTCTTCTTCTTATGTTATGTCTATAAAAAAGTCTATTCAACCGGATAAAATGCAAGCTATTAGCATACAGTTCCCGGAACTTAATCCGCTTTGGCTTTTGCTGGGGCAGGGGGAAATGTTGTTACCTAACGAAAAGAAGGAAGGCGAACAACGGCAGAACGCAGGCGAGTTGCCTTCTTCCGAACTGTTGGCTAAGTTGCTGGAAGAAGCCAATAACGAAAAGTCGCGTTTGCTTTCAATTATAGAAAGCCAGCAGCGTACAATAGAAAGCCTTACGGATTTAAGCAAAAAAGCCAATGCCCAGACGGTAGAACATGCAGGATGTGCAAATGCCGTTTAGTATTTGGTCGCAAAGTTCCTAAATACTGAAAAGGCTTTCATAAAGTAGTATCACACGCACGTACTTATATGATAATAATATCATACAATCGCCGTATTAAAGTGATACGAAAGCAAGGCGATTTTAAGCCCATTTTCGCGTTATTTTATTTTCGCCTTATAACTATACCATTTTGGAACGAAACGCGCTTAAATTGAAAAATCAATAAAAATAACTATTAGCTATATGGTAGAAGTAAATGTAGATAAGTTTTATAGTAACCGGGCTTTGTATCCATTTATCCCGGAGGCTGTGTTTGATGCGTTGGAAGCTGCCTACTTGTCCGGGAATGAATGTGCCCGAATACCGGAAGGGGAATATAATACAATGATGTCTAACCTTAAACGTGCGAATTTATGCCCCGTACAATAGCCAAGCCTTCGACTATAAGCGAAGGGATAAACCGCCGCTTTTTTGAAGCAATCGAAGCGATTGTAAGTTTGGGTAAGGTTAGCGCGTTGGAAGCGTTTTGTACGCTTTACGATTTAAGTGCGCCGCGTTATAGGGAAATGCGGCTTACTTATGGCGTTTCTCCGAAGCCCGGCTACCAATCACGTTACAAGAATATAGAAGTAGAAGCGATCTATTCGCTGGTCGTTAATTATCCAATTTCTTCACGCTGGCTTATAACCGGGCGCGGTAAAATGCTTATTGAATAATGAAATTCTCTATTAAGTACCAATTATCGCCGCGAACGGAAGGGGATAGGCTTACGGAAAACGTGCCTATACGTTTGCGGGTGTCTTTTGCAGGCATTCGTGTGGATTTGCGTTCTGGCTATGTAATAGACGCGGAAAAGTGGGACAATAATAACGCCTGCGTGAAAATCGGTGCAAAGAATAGTTTCAACCAAACGGCAGGCGAAATAAATCGCGCTCTTACAAACCTTTCATCTATTGTTGAAGAAGTCTTAACCCGGTTTGAACTCGACAACCGCAGAACGCCAACAGCGAAAGAATTTAAGGCGGCTTTCGATGAAGCCGCCGGAAGGAAGAAGAAGGAAGTAACGCCGGACTTCTTTACTGTTTTCGACAAATTTGTAGTAGAAGCTGGTACGGCTAATAACTGGGTTCCGGCTACCTATACGAAATTTAGTAGTTTGCGTAAACATCTGTATGCTTATATGCCCCAGCAAATACTTAACCAACTGACAAAGGAAAAGCTACAAGGCTTTGTTAAATACCTGCAAGACGCGGGACAAATGAATACGACCGTAAGCAAGTATATGAGTTATGTACGTTGGTTTCTCCGCTGGGCTTGTAACAACGGTTACTATAATGGGCTTTTGCATGAACAATATAAACCGCGTTTTAAGGGGATAGACTGCAAAGAAGTTATTTTCCTTTCATGGGAAGAACTGCAACACTTTCTAAACTATCAATTTCCGGAAAACCGCAGTTCTTTGTCGTGCGTACGTGATGTATTTTGCTTCTGCTGCTTTACCGGGTTGCGATATTCCGATGTAGCCCGGTTACGTCCCTGCGATGTCAAACGGACGACAAACAAGCCTTTTATATCTATCGTTACTATGAAAACCGAAGACCGTTTGCATATAGAGCTTAACAAATACGCACTTCAAATACTTGACAAATACAAAAACATTCATTTCCCCAAAGGGTTAGCCCTTCCGGTTATCAGTAATGCGAAAATGAACGAATACCTTAAAGAAGCTGCCGAAATAGCCGGAATAAAAGAACCCGTTAGAATAGTGTTTTTCAAGGGAAACAAACGTTATGAAAATGTTTTGCCGAAGTGCGAACTTCTTACCACGCATAGCGGAAGAAAGACGTTTATCTGCAACGCTATAAGGCTGGGTATTCCTACTAACGTTATTATGGAATGGACGGGGCATAGTGATTACAAGGCAATGAAGCCGTATATAAAAATAGTGGATGCGGTTAAAGAGGAAAATATGTCTAAATTTGACACCTTTTCCGAAGAAAGAAGAAGCAATAGTAAAAAATAGAAAACCCGAAAAAGTACCCGAAAATGGCTTTACTATTTGGGTACGGTCGTACTCAATCAATAGCGTAAAATCCTGAATATTCGGCTATTTATGAAAATGTGATAACAGTTGATTATATTTGAATATCTTGGGCTTAGAGCCGTACGCACCGCAATAACATTCCAAAGCCCTTGAAAGTCAATCACTTTCAAGGGCTTTTTTCTTGGGGTCTCAATCGAGAGACCAATCCGATAATACACCGTGATGCATTCTGATACATTGCAGTTTGCTGTAAACCACCCTTTTATTATATTCCTGTCTGCAAATAGCCTTTTCCCACAAATCACTGTGTTCATGATTTGACGAAATATCCCAATAACTTTTTCATAGTCCCCTGATTGATACCGATAGGGAGACCAACGGTGTAGCCCACATACAATACGCATACTGTGGGCTACACCGTTTTTGTTCTATACCTTATTATAATATGTCGGCAGAATACCAACTCTTATTACCCCATTATTCATTCACGCAAGTAAAGTTGGTCTCCCCATTGGTCTCCCGAAACGTTCTGCCTGTTACTTTTTCTTTCTTTCATCAAAAGTCGGCAGACGGTTGAGGTCTGTTTTGGCTACCAACTATTCGGGGAAATATCACGTGTTTTTCTCTTTTTTTCATTGGTAGTGCATTTTCTTCAAAAGGTCTGATTTCGTGAGAGATTTTTCTGTTGCGTTTATCAAATCTGGTAGTAACTTATATCTGTTTGGGTAGTAATTTTCTTATTATTTAATAGTCGTAATTACCTGTGTATCAGCTACTTATTTTTATATTTCAAAAATAAAAAATACCTTTGCATCCGCAATCCAAGCTGGTTCACGATGCAAAAATGTATGCGATGATTCGGTCAGCGATTGAGTTCTTTGAAATATTGTACAACCCAATCCTATTCAGATATGAAAGAGGAAATAAAGCTAATTAACGGTTCGGAGCTGCAAAGACAGCTTGAACCATTGTATGAGTTGAAGTCAGACATTGTAAATCTGAAAACAGAAATTAGCAAAAAGACTTCAGCTAAGTTCTACACAATTCCTCAAGTATGCGAAATTTTGCATGTATCAAGAAGCACGGTTTATAGAATGATCCGTAATGGAAACTTGAAAGCGCATAAAGCATACCGCAGGGTTTTGGTCTCTGAAGTGAGCATAAACAATGCTCTGATTCCTATTAATAGTGGTCGGTAATTGCCGACTACTAAACTCTTTAATTTATAATTTAAAAACAATAAAACACATGTCAAAAACCAAAAAACAGGTTATGAACTTTATAACCAAAGATCGAATGCGTCGCTTTCCAGACGAGTGCGGTAAAAGTACGTTGGCAAAATTCCTGCATTCTTATTTTCCTGAAAAGGTGGTTGATTCTCTTTTGGCTTCATTTGAAGTCAGAATTGATACGAGGTGTTGCTATAAAGGTGATTATGCAGCAATCTTGGCATTCAAAAGCAAAAACGAAAAAATTCGTGATGTAAGGATGATACTCTTTAACCCCGACACAGGAATGATTGTCCGTGACGGAGACGGGGATGCGCTTATCCAACATACCAAAAAACAGAACTCCCATGTGGAATACGAATCTGTTCCGTATGGTGACAAGTATTATTCTCTTGCGTATGAATTAATCGAGGGGTACACCCTAACATTTCTACCCACTCTCTTTGGTATGCAGAGAATCAATGGGGCAAAACATATTGGCGTGGTAACATCCCCTGTTGATGCGTTGGTCATGTCAATCATAGATCCACATCGTACGTGGCTGGCTACCGGGCATGAGGGTAAGTTTGGTATTGCATTATATCATCCTAACGTGATACAGGATTTGCGTGAAACAGGTGTACGGGTTACGCTTTATCCTGAATTTGACGGAGAGGCAGAAGCTGAACAAATAAAGTTTCACTTGTTGCAAAACAGGATACCAGCCGATGTCTATCCACATCTTGATTATCTCAAGAATTGTGAGTTTGTGGGACACCGTAAGAGCATTGCCATCATTGCCTTAAAAATGGTTGATATGCAGTTCTCTTACAGCGATATAATGCTCGCTCTACGGTTGGTTGACGAACAGAATATACTACCGTATTAAGCACAGGAGCACGGGGCAATTAATATCAAGGTGGTTGCCCCGTGTCTATGAAACCTACCAAGTCGGTTCTTTGTATCCACCTTGATAACGTGATTAGCACAATAAAATATTAACCCGATTGCAAATGATGTTCTGATTATCTGCAATCTAAAAACAGAACAAAAAATGAGAAAAACAATTAATAGCAATAAACTGCAGTTTGATACAGTAAGATTCTGTACAAGTAGTGATAACATTTCATTGATTGAGGGTAAAGAGCATCTTTTCAAGCATACACTTGATATGGAGACGGGAGAATTGTCAATTATAGAGTTTAACTCACAAGCCAATCAAAACAATCGTGCCCTTGTGCCCTTCTCCCTCTATATCCATGCCAACAGACAGTCCAAGAGAATGACCATAGAGTTCTCCTCTAAATTGCTGTTGGAAGATTATCCCCTACTTATATCAGAGGACACCTTTCCGCAAGCATTACGGAACATAGAGAGATTGGGTATCTGCAAACTTAATGTGGAAGCCATTATTGAGGATTGCTCTTTCAATAAACTCCATGCTACAAAAGATGTGGATATGGAACTCACAGAATCCATACTGAATACACTGAATCTATGCACAGGCGACTATCGCAGATATAACTGGAAGCGTTATATGGGAGAAAGTATCTGTTTCAAGAAAGATGTAAAGACAAAAGATTGTCAAGAGGAACTGAACATCTACAACAAAGAAGTGGAAATCCTCACAGGCAAGAACAAACCATTTCTAAAAATGGTGAGCAACCCGACAGAAATTATGGCGCATTATGAAAAGAAGACAAGGTTTGAACTGAAAATGGGAACGAAAAGGATGATTATGAAAAAGCTGAAAATATCCGATACATCATACTACAATGTCATGCGTGGCAATCCGAATATCCTGTTGGAACAGTTTGATTGCATATTCACTCCCTCTGCCAATAGCAAGGCTGCTGATACATCACTTATTAATGGTTTTACCGACTATACCTTGTTCTGTACACTCTGTTTTCATAAATTCAACTTAAAGACAATAGAGCAGGATATAAAAGACAGGAGACTGTATGGACCAAATTCACGATGTGCGTTGGGACGGGCAATGAACAAAGTAAAATCAATGGCTCATGCTTGGAATAAACAGTCCACGAATGCCAATAGCATTATCGAAGAAATCAGGGAAAAACTGGAAAGCAAAAGTATGAACTTGTAAGGCTAAAGATATGGTATTGGGAGTGTGTGGTAATTAACCAAATAATTGAACACAATGTATATGAAAGCCTTGTTACGAAATATGACAAGCCGTCATATTATGCGATTCCAATCAGTACCAAATCACTTGAAAACAGTAAATGTACATGATATTGAGAGGAACGATTCTTGAAAGAAAAAATGATAGAATAAAAAAGTATTGATATGTGTAAGAAAGATTTTTTCTATTGTAAAGATGTAATCAGATTCTCCTTGAAGAATGCCACGAAGCCGATTTCCACAATCAGGCTTCGGGTAAATCTGCATGGTGAAAGACTGACATTCTATCTGCCTGTCGAGTACAAGATACAGCCCAAACATTGGGACAAGGAAATGGGGTGTGCCATAGAGGACAGCAAACGGAATCCCGACTTGAAAGGGAATATACGGCTGCAACTGATATTACGCAATATCAACAAAGAGATTGAGAAAACCACCAATGCCCTAATCAAGGTGTTGGAGGAAATGAAATTACACGAAATCTATCCTACCGTGGATGCCGTGCGTACAAAGTTGCGTGAAGAATTGAACCAAGCTACAAAGGGAAAACGGATGTTTGCAGACTTCATCAGTTTCATGGAATATTACATTTCCCTCTGTAAGGACGGAACTATACTGAACAGCAAAGGGGGAAGACTGGCAGCAGGTACAATACAGAGCTATGCTTCAACTCTGAAAATCGTAAAGCAGTATTGCGCCAACAGACGGATAAAGTTGAGATTGGACGGTGTAACCGTGAACTTCTACAATGACTTTGTGAAATTTATGAATGAAGCCAGCCATTCCCGTGGAAAATACAAGCCGAATGCGATTGGAAAATTCGTCAAGAGCATAAAGGCTATGTTGCGGTATGCCTACGAGAATAACTATACCGCCAATGACGACTTTAAGCGCAAGGAGTTCAAAGTGTATAAGGAAAATGTGGAAACGGTCTATCTGACGGAGAAAGAATTGGATAACCTCTACAATCTTGAACTCAACGAGGGTGAATCTTGTGTAAGGGACAGCTTCATTGTATCAAGTTATACAGGGTTGCGCTATTCCGATATAGCACGCTTACAGCAGAAACACTTGGACTTTGACAACAAACTGCTAACGATTGTAACCCAAAAGACCAATACGCTTGTGGTAATCCCCATGCATCCCAAAGTGGAAGCCATTTTCCGCAAGTATGGAAACCAACCGCCTGCCGTGCAGTCCAACCAAAGCACAAACAGAATATTAAAAAAATTGTGCCGTAAGGCAGGAATCACTAACTTTGTCTCCGTGGTCGAGACATCGGGTGGAATTAAGCATGAGATTACCCATGAGAAGTGCGACATGGTAACCAGCCATACAGCCCGAAGAAGTTTCGCTACCAATGCTTACAGGGCAGGAATACCGAGCTTGTCTATCATGCAGATAACGGGACACAGCACGGAAACCAGTTTTATGAAGTATATCAGAATATCCAAGGAAGAGAATGCGATTGCGTTAAGCAGGCATACGTTCTTTAATCATTTATAAATTGAAATCAATGTATTATGACAGAAAATAAGATTGAACCGAACAGAAAAACCATTGCAGAATTTATATTCATTGCAGAACTTTCCTCTGAATGTATCTGCAAATATGTGGAATTGGGAGAAAACAGCGAATCAGTGTTTGCTCTCTTTAATGACAAGATAAAGTGGAATATAGAAAAATTCTATGAGACATATCGAAAGGAATTATATTACGAAAACGATTCCATGTTCAATGGCTACATTAATATAGATACAAAGACTGTTTCCAAAATATTCGATAATAAAATTCTGGATGAAGACGGCAATGAAATAAAGGTTTATACAGAAAACACCTATAAACTAAAAAAAGGAAAGACGGAAAAATACTACAAAAAACATCCACCAAAAATTGCAGAAAGTTTTGAAAGAACTAAGGCGTATGATAAGTATCTTGAACAAGAGTTTAATACTAGCGATTTGGCAGAAATCAATTATCTGAGTGTAAAAGACAATGGGACTTTTTTTACCTTGTTACAAACAAAATCCTTTTTGGATTCCTTATGTGAGGAAGCGGAAAAAGCCATAAAAGACAGCAAAAAATATGAAGAAGAATATGCAATCCGATTGACACGCCTGATTGAGAAGCTCAAGGAATATTCTGAAATGATTATCTCTAAAGCTACACTAATCGAACTGGCTATTAGGGACTGGAGAACACGTGTAATGGAATGCTCTCTTAAGGTATTAAAAGCAATGCCTGTCGAAAAAGTATCAGAATACAATCTTAAAACAAGAGCGTTTGTCTTGAAATCCCTTTTAACCACTCTTGATATTGGAAATTCCCAAGCCAATATTATACGGTTTATTGCAAACATAATTGGCACAAGCGAAGGAACAGTTAAAGGATATTTTATAGATTTCAGTAAGGACAATCATGGCATGAAAAAAAAGGAGGCTTTCCAAAAGGAAATGGAAAATGCACTTAATATGTGTAATCTGCTCTCAACAGAATCCGAAAATAAAAGATACGTAATACAACTCATAGATGCTATTAAAAAAATAAAGGATGCTCAAAAGTAATAAAAAGAAATAGTATGCCTACAAAGAACACCATACGCAGACATTATCTGATAATCCGCAGAATATTGCGGAATGATTATCCAAGCAAACATATCCTGCTTGAATACATGAAGCAATATGACGTGGAAGTTGGAGAAAGGACTTTCCAAAGAGACTTGGCAGAGATACGCAGCAACTTCGACATTGAAATCATATATGATGAAAAGAAGAACGGCTACTTTGCACAGACTGACAGTACATTGGAATTAGACAAGTTACTGTATTTTATAGGATTGGCGGAAAGCTCGGATATTGTCCTCTCTACCATGAGGGATAAAAACAGGCTGCTGCAATATCTTGCTGTCAGCCCCGATCCCCGTGCAAAAGGAGTGGAACATATCGGGTGGCTGTTGAGGGCTATCCAAAATCAGACGGTTGTCCGCTTTTCCCATTATAATTACCAGTCGGGAGAAACCAAAGACTATACCGTCTGTCCCTACTTGCTGAAAGAGTTTGAGGGCATGTGGTATTTGTTTGCCTTTGTGGATAAGTTGAAATCGTTCCGTACATTCGGATTGGACAGAATACACAATCTTATAACAACAGACGATGTGTTCCAACGAGAACCTGCATTGGAAGAAACTGCCAAACGCTTTGATGATGTGTATGGGCTTGTCTATGAACCCGACAACAATCCGACTGCCCCGATAGAAGAAGTCAGGTTGAAGGTCTCTCCTTCCATGTTGCCCTATCTCCATTCGTTGCCAATCCATTCCTCACAGGTAATAGAGGGTGATGTTATCACCCTGCATCTGATAATCAATCCCGAATTGGAGAACAGGATAATGGGCTATGGAGAACATATAGAGGTGTTGTCTCCGTTGTCATTGAGGGAAAGCATAAAGAACAGAATACAAAAGATGTTATCCAATTATAAATGAATTATTGCCAGATTATTTGCATGAGCCGTTGCAGCAATGTAACGGTATTTTTTTGCCATTTTCTCGTCAGTGATGAAAGATATTAGACCACCGACTTAAACTGACGTACCCCTAATCTTATCTTTGCGGAAAAAACAGGCTTATATGTCAAAATTGATAGGAGGAAAGAAATCGGCAGGGGAACAATCGAAAAATTGTGCGATAAGGAAAACTTGGTGTACGCTGTACTTTATGTCAAATTTATCGCTCTCCACCTGTCCTATGAAACTGGGTGAACATTCCAATATCGCAGCCAGTCCACGCTGCGATATGCCAAGTTCCTTTCGTTTCTCCCGAACCTTATTAATGACGAATAAATCGACCTTTGACTTCATAAAACCCTGTTTTCGAAATTGTAAAGTTGAAAAAAAGATTTATCTTTGTGCTTAGTAATAATAAGCATACGCAAAAGACAAAAGGTTATGGGTAAGAAAATTATTGAAAAAGGATGGCTGTACGAGTATGAGGAAACAGCAGAAAGCCAAATAATAAACGGCTATGAAGTTACAGGGGTAAGATATGTGTTGGGAGAGCTATTTGACACTTCTTGCAATAAAGCGTTAATCTGTATCGGTATAAATCCAAGTACGGCAATACCTGAACAGCTTGACCCAACACTAAAAAGGGTACAGAAATATGCCAAAAGAAGCGGTGAATATGGAGCATGGTATATGCTGAATGTATATCCGCAACGTGCAACCAATCCCGATGATATGGATATAGACCCCAATATGGAAATACACCGTAACAATCTGATTGCTATAAAGAACTTGTTATCCGAAATCAAAGAAGCAGATGTATGGTGTGCTTGGGGTAATCTTATCGGAAAGAGGAAATACCTGTATGACTTGTTGTTTGGAAATAAAGAAAAAGATATTGACGGTATTATCAGCCTGTTCAATGCAAACTATCACTTCAAGGCATACGAAGCTACTACGAAAGGGAATCCTAAACACCCTATTTTGATAGGGGAAAAAGCTGAATTGAGCAGTTTGGATGAAATCGGATTGAAAGAATTATCGGATAGAATTATTAATAACATTAAGAAATAGCATTATGAAATTGAAGTATTTATTGGCTGCTTGTACAGCCTTTTTTCTTGTATCTTGCAGCAATGATGATGAACTGCCCCAACTGCCCCAACATGGTGATATTGTAGGGTTGAATATCAAAGATGCAAAGTATATCTATACAAGTGGAACTAACACCCGTTCTTCTGCTGCCCAATATCGACAGATTAAGAAAGACGGTAGAGACATGGAATTATCATGGATTGACGATAAGGGTGATACGGTTAGAATAAATGATTTGTCTAAAATATGGGATATTAATGAAACGTATCTGATGATAAACACAGAAAGACCTATAAATTATAAACCCTCATTTGATGAGAATGGGAATATACTTCTTGATCCAATAATAGGTGGAGGACACTCTTACCTCATTAATAAAGAGACAGAAGCGATATATGATTTAGGTATAGGACTAAATGGAGAGAACGCTATAACAGATAAACAAGAAAATATCTATGCAACGCAATATTCTGGTCTTGCCTTGTATAAAATCCATACACAAGATGTTACAAATTTGAGATTGGAAATGTATGCACAGGCTTCAGTACCCCAAGCTCAATTTGTTGTGAATAATAAAGGAATGTGCTTCTACGATTATAGATACATCCGTCCGTCATATGGTATGCAGCAGTTTATCATTTCTAATTTTATCCCCCAAACAGAGTATGGAAATGCTTTTGTATCTCACGACAACGAAGATTTATATCTCACTGCTGTTAGTGGAGAACATGAATCTTACAAACTTGTAGTTAGCAAGCTAAATGAGAATAAAGAACTCCAAAGTCAAATTATGGCAGAAACGGAGTTTCTTGATTACTGGGGAATATCACAGCCCAACGATATACAAGTGAAATGGAATGAACGCAGGGCTACAATGTTGATAAATGTTTATGGACGCACATACGAATATCAGTTTGCTACAAAGGCATTGACAGAAGTTTCAGCTAATTTGAATGGATTTTTTGCCACCGATCGTTCCACTTATGTCACAACAAATGCTTTATATGCGCGGAAATCTGTGGATAAATTGGATATTATAGCATTAGAGGACTACAGTATCAAGGAATTGGACTTGTCAAGCAAAGGCATTGATTTTCGTTCCATTTATACAATGGACGGTTCTGATTTATTGTATTTTGCAGGTTTTCAATATAGTACAAGCCAATCTGTTATCGGAACGATTGATATAGACGGTAATGTGGAAATTACGGAATCAACACCTAATCCTATCACTAACATAATACAAATAAATTAGGGTATGAAAAAGCAGCTCAAACAATTAGAAGAATTTCATCGGGCTTTTGGCTTGTACATAAATGAACAGCCAACTTTGCGCATCCCCCAAGATTTGCATGAACTTCGTATGCGTGTGATGAAAGAAGAAGTTGATGAATATGCAGAAGAATACGCAATCACAGGAGATACAGAGGATGAACGGCTGCAAGCGGTAGCCAAAGAATTAGCCGATATAGCTTACACCTTGTTGGGAACAGTCGTCTCTCACGGTTTACAAGATGAATTTGAGCGTATCTTCGATGCGGTACATGAAAGTAATATGAGCAAGTTGGACGAAAATGGAAAACCGATCTATCGTGAGGACGGTAAGATACTGAAATCAAGCCGTTACCATGAACCCGACTTGAGTTTCTTGAAAAATAAGAAATAATTTCTCTATACCAACCGCTATGATTATGAAAAATTGTAGCGGTTGTTTTCGTAAATAAACAAATCCTACGTCAAAAAATGTCGCAGGTCAGGTAATAACTTTGCAATGTATTAATCATAAAAATTAGAAAATATGAAATGCTTTGGAAGAAATGGATTAGAGGGAACTAAAAAACCGAATATAAAATCGGGATTTCCTGAATTGGATAAAATAACAAATGGGTGGAACAATGGCGACTTGATTGTTATTGCTGCTCGTCCTGCAATGGGAAAGTCAGCCTTTGGAATGTCTTTATTAAAAGAAATAGCAGTAAAGAATAGAATACCTACGGCTTTCTTTTCTCTTGAAATGTCAAGTAATCAAGCTATAAACAGATTACGTATGGTATTAAGCAAAGTGGATGGAGCGAAAATAAAGGTTTACGACAATGGTTATACGGATACTTTAAACGAAGAAGAAAAACGCAGACTTGAAGATGCTGGAAAGCAAATGGATATTGCTCCTATTTACCTTGATGACTCTCCCTCTTTGTCCATACACGAATTATCCCAACAAGCAATCCGATTGGTTAGTGATTTTCAAATAAAACTGATTATTGTTGATTATCTACAATTAATGAACTCAGGACTTCTATTCTCAGATAGAAATGAGGAAATGGCTTATATTATACGTAGATTAAGAGCCTGTTTAAATTTTATTTAATAACATCCTAATGGATGCCAGTTTTACCATTTCCTCTGCCGAATCGAA